TTGTACGAGTGCTTCACCGTATGGATTTGGAATACGGACTGAAGGCATGTATAAGCCTTGGATTTCAGAGTATACTTCGTGGGAACCGAGGAATACGTTTGGATCTTTACCAGCTGCAATGCGTATCTTTCTTAGGAAAGTACGTAATGTATCGTCGGTAAGGACTCCGTTGGTGCCTATTGTACCAGAAGCTGATTCTACGGTAGAATCAAATTCGCCAGCATTTCCATCTCTATCAATGTCTGCGTTAGCTGCCCAAGGATTGTAGTACTTTGCAGAACTACCACCTAATGCATCTTCTTCAGCATCACTAGAAATGATTCTGTCGAGTGTTTCGAAGTCTTTGGTACCACCATTATCATTGGAGGAACCAGCACTGCCTGCTTCAGCTTCAACATCTGCTAAAAGCATTCTGTTAAGGAACTCTTTGTGTTGTACAGCCATGAACAAACGGAGTGAACCAAGTCCTCCCCAAATGTCATCTTTAGAGTGTGTTGCCAACCATTCCATAACCTCACTTGCACTGAAAGGCAATTGTGCTGTTTTTGGACGTACATCAATTTCTTGAAGTGTTGGTTTTACTGTCTCTGCGATTGTACCACCTTCACTTGTACCACCTAGTGCAGTATTACCTGAGTTGGTGTTTAGTGTTGGTTTTGCTGTAATCACACGCCATCCAGATTTGTCCCAAGGATATTTTGGTAAAATTCCGAATGCATTTGCTTCCAAGTTCAACTGTGCCCATGCGTAAGCTCCAAATACAGCATTGAAAGTACCTGCTGTTGAGGTTGTTACTGGTGCGTCAGCTTTTCTTAGAAGGTTTCTGTTGTGTCCATAATAGAGTGCTTCAAGCTCGTCGATTGTTTTCACTTGAACCAATTTAATATGCTCCTACTTCGTCGTCAGAAGGCGTATAATACTTTCCAGCTAAGATATTACGAGCTACATTTGATAAACCTTCTGCTCCACCTGCTCTTGCATCTTTTAGAATCATTGATTCATCTCTGAAAGATTTATCAACAGTCTCTAATGCTGCATTAGGACGTGGGGTTTCGGTTGTAAATGTGTGCTCTGCTTTCTCAACTATTTCTGTGTCAGATTTTTGTTGCATTTTTAATCCACCTTTGTCTGATGCTGGTTTTTTGTCTCCAGATCTATCATCATCTAATCCAGCTTGCACTGAGTTTGATTGATAGGTGTCTGGTACAGTAACCTTTGCACCTACGTCGTCACTTGCTGCTGTTCCTTTTGGGGAAAGTGGCAAGTCAGTTGGTGTTTCCATAGCTTTCAATCTAGTATCTAAGTCACCCAAAGAGTCTAAGGTAGCCTTTTGAGTTTCTGCGATTGATTGAACAACTTCTGTCAATGTATCAAAACCTGATTTTACAGATTCTTGGAAAGATTTTTCTACGATTTCGTTGTCTGATGTAGCTTTAGCTACTTCTTCAATTTGTTCGTTAGAATTGTCTTCGTTGACCATGTTATTAGTAAATCTATATATAAAGGGTATATAAAGATTTCGTACTTTTTATAAAAGACTAGTTTTCCACTTCTTTACTAGTATTTTGTTTATTCTGTGCACCCATTGCACTAACTAATTTTTCATCTGGTTCAGCTTGACCACCTAATTGGTTATTACCATCTTCTGTTTGATATGCTGATTTACTTTCTAATTGATTAGTTCTGTTAGGTGTTTTATCCTCTTTTACTTGTTTTTGTTGTTTTGAGTCCCAAACCTCTTCACCCTCTTCTGGATATTTCATTTCCACATTAGCAGGCGTATTTCTATATGTCATAGTTTTTTCTATTTCATCATCTGTATCATCTATTTCATTTGCTACACCTTCTGCTATACCAGCTCCAAGTCTTGCTGCTCCAGCTAAGATAGCACCTGCAACTTTGTGTACAGCCTCATCTGAATATTTTTTGACCTTTTTGTCACTATTTAGTGGGTTATTAACACCCTCTGTTTCTGTAGTTATTAGTGAAGTTTCTCCACTACCTTGCTGACTGGTGTTCATTAATCCTCTTACAGCACCTTTAGTGCCAGTTGTTGCTGGTGATTCTTTCTGTATTCCACCTTCTAATGGTGTTGGTTTTACCTTCATACCACCATCTAACTCATTTGTATCTCCTACTTTACTGTCTATTTTAACTGGTTTTGCTGTTTGTGTACTCTGTGATACAGTGTTTGTTGCTGTTGCTGGGGTAATATCTGCGTTTGACCAATCTTCACCTTTTTCAACATAACATCCAAAATTAGTACATTTGATAATTTCTTTTCCATCACCTCTAGGAACTGATGGAACCATTGCTTTTGCCAATGGATTATGATCTGTAATTAATGCTAATGGTACTGCTGGATCTTTACAGACTGCTACCTCATAATGTTCTAAATCTGTCAATGCATATGCTACATCTCCATCTTTCATTACTTTAGGTGTTCTATCTGCTTTGGTTGCTCCACCAAATGATAAACCTCTATATTCACCAGATTTTATCTTTTCCCAAATATCTGTATCTAATTCGTAATTCTTATGTATTTTACCAGTAATCTTAATTGCTGGATATGTTACTCCTTCAGACTCGAATTCTGTTTTCATAAAATTAATTCCTTTTCCTACAACTCTATTAGAATGAGTGTCTGTGATAGGTGCTCCTCTATCCATCCATAATGGTAATACCTTGTATAGTTCATCTACTATTGTAATCTCACCCTGTTTATCTTTCATTTCAACCGTTAAATAACCTTCAAAAAATCTATTTTCATTGGTTGCATCTAGGATGGTCATTGATTTTGTCAATAATGTACCTACTTTCTCCATTATATTTTATATATCAAGCGTATATTTAAAGTTTAAAAAAGGTAAAATGGTTGGGTCATACACCCAAAACATAGCCATTTTAGTCTTTCTTTGCTTTTGTAACTGCGAAATCAGCTGCGAAACCAGTGGTCAAACCAATTAAGGCTAAACCAATATCACCAATGCCTTCAGTTGCGATAGTTTGACCTATTGCAATTGCTGCGAAGGTTGATATGATTAAAGCACCTGCGAATTTCCTTGCAGAGAAAGATTCATCTGTTCTGTGTAGGTATCCTCGTAGTGTGTTTAAACCTGCACCAATTACTGCTGCTCCAACAGTTATTAATACTGGATCTACCATAAAAACAGCTATTCTTAGGGATTATATAAACTTTGTTTAATTCTTATCTAATACCTTGCCTACCAAATCCTCTAAATCTGAGTTTGCTTCCTCATGAAGTCTATTGGATTGTCTATCTAAGGCTGTTGCTAAAATAATGAGGGCTTTTTGGAGTTGAGTGACCCTTAAGCATAGATCCTTTTGTGTGGATGATATTTTCCTAAAATATGCTATTAATGTTCCACCACTTCCAAGAGCGATTGCTATAACTATTTCTGTGAATAGTGTATCTAATATTTCAAGCATAATTTAATTTATCTTTGGTATATTTAAAGAACACTGTTTATACATCATACTCAGGTATTGAGTTATCTAATGGGTGTAAAAATCCATCTTGAATTAATTGAAGTATAAGTTTTGGCTCCTCAGCAAAATAATCTTGAATTTTCTTTGAAAAACCATCAATATCAAATTTTCCACATTTGTAACATATGTAGACTATTGCAGCATCTGCATAATAACCATACTGTGTAGACCCACATTCACATTCTTTACTTCCTTCCATGTTCTGGATTCAAAACCTTTATTAATAAAGATGACTGATTATATAACATGGGTATATCAGTACATGTTTATGACTCTTTGGATGAATATATCAGAAGAACTGGTCATATGGTATCAAATAAACTTGATGTTAATGAAACATCATTGAGTTTAATGGATATATGGGTAACAGAAGATGATAAATTAAGAGTTGTATTGGATTGTAAGAGATTTTTCGACAGACCAGATGTTTCTAGATCAATTAGTTGCTTTCAAACTAATAATATAGATAAATATAACACTGGTAATGAAAAATTAGTTGAATATGATGACGTTACATTCGATCCAAAGACTGAAAACCTACAATTCTTCAAAAAACGTTTCAGAAAAGCACCAATATTCTTCAAAGCAGGTAGATTCTGGGGTAATAAACCTAAAAAAACGGTAAAAATAGACTGGGCTTACAAATTCTTCAATTTAAAAGCAAATAGAATAGATTTTGTTATATTAAGTAGTGATACAACTATTAAAAAACCAATTAGTGAACCAATACCATAAACCGTCGTTACAAATCAACGTTTGTTTCCAAGGTTAGAGTTCATAATATGCATCCAATCTTTACCATGCTTCTTTCTCATCCTTGACCAAAATGGATTTGCATATAGACCACCTTTTTTATTATAGTCTTTGGTAACATCTGCTATTTTTCTATGACATTTATGACAAAACCTTGCATTAATCTCTTCAATATGCCATTTATGCTCACCACAAAAATAACAAAGACCATAAGGTTTATCTGAAACTTTTGCTAAGAGTGGTTCTCTTCCTCTTTTTCCAGCACAATCACCACAAATTGTTACAATTGTTGCTGCTGCTGCATCTTTTTTAAAACAATTTATACAAACTGCTTCTTTATAATGGTTAACGTGTGTGAATTCATCAGCCTGATGTTTTTCCCATAGTTTTTTACCTACGTATTCTCCACCTGTGTCTACATTTAATTTTGTTGCCAAGTCTAATTCTGTGATAATTTAATCTTCTTTAATGCATCTTGTAATATTATGTAAATACCTTTACATGCATAGTCACTTACACCTTGTTTTCTTATCTCTTTCTTAATATCCTCTACAGTGTCATCTATTGTAGAGAAATCTGCACTATAAACAGTAACAGTTTTTTTCTTAAACTCTTCTGTTCTATTAATCTTCTCTACTGCTTTTTTCATTGCAGCGTCAGCAGTTTCTTGTGTGGATCTTACTTTTGATCCAGAAGGTAGTTTAGTCTTCTTTGCATCATCAGTTGTTGGTTTTTTCTTTTTTCCGAATGCCATATCATAAATCACTTTAACCTATATATAAAGATTAAAAGTCCTCTTCCTCCCATCTCTTAGTGTCTGCTAATTCTTGTTTAACTATTTCTCTTGCCTGTCTAACAGTCATATTTCCTTTAGTTCTCAACTCTTCTACAGCCTTCTTCTTTGTCCAATCAAAGTCTATTGCACTTTGTAATGTTGATTTAACTATTTCAAAGTTTGCTGGGTTTATTCCATCTGGAAATTTCTTTGGTTCTAAGAATGCTTGAATATCTGATTTCTTTGACTGTGATGTACCTTTACCACTAGATGGTGAACCTTGACCTACACCACCTTTATCAGATGGTCTTTGTTTCTTTGGTTTACCGTCAACTTCTTGTTGGTCTTCTTTTGGTGCAGCAGTTCCTCTACCACGTCCTTTAGAACCAGATGTGTTTGGTTTTTCATCACCACTGTTATCTTCCAACATCATCATTGTTGGATTAATAATTGGGTTTTTAGAAACCTTAAATTCTCCAGTATGTGTTTTTGTAACTTCAAATCCCATTGCTTGCATAGCAGCCATGTTTTGTATTTCAACACCTTGTATCTGTAAGTCTCTTAATTTATCATTCTCTTCTCCACCTTTCAATCTTAATTGCCAGTCATCTACGTCTAATAGATGTGCAAACTTTCTAAGGAATGCTTGATATAGAATATCTTGACCCCATTTAATTGCTCTGTTTGTAATTGTAACTTGTAAACCTTCTTGTGACCATCCAGATGGTAGTTCACCAAAGTATAAAGGTAATACACCAAATACTGCACCTATAATCATTCTTATTTCTCTTCTTATCTCTGTAAATTCTAATTCTTTTAATGAACCTGTAAAGTCAATCCACTGTGCCATATTCTTACCACCTTTATCAGATTCTACTAATAATGGATGTATCATGTATGGGTCTTCGGTTGCTTTTTGTTCTAAGACATCCCATGATTTTCTGAATGTTTCATAGTTACGAGATGCAATAACTAACATACCTCTAGGAGGTCTCATCTTATCAAAGTATTTTCTAATATACTCATCCATATGGGATAAAGACATAGCCTTTGACCAAATAGAATAAATTGGACTGTATCCATATAATAATGATGGTTTATACTTACCTGCTTTCCAAATAACTTCACCTTCACCATAAACTACACGTTTTGGTTGTGGTATACCTATAGAGTATACAGAGTTTACCTCTAGTACTGCTTTTAATGCTTCAGCACCACATCTGTCACATTTAGGGGTTGTTAATCTTTTATCACGGTGTTCAAATCTTGGACATACAAAAATTTGATTTCTCTTATCATCATAACCTATTCTACCATCAGAGTCAGCAATAAGTGCTACTTGAGGAGGGTCTATTCTAAGAAGTTCTTTCACTTCTGATGCATCATGATCAATTCTTCCACTTATGTCATCAATTTTATAATTCTTAAGTACCAAACAATATGCGTTATCTGCTATCTCTAAATCTCTTTCTAACTGTCTTGTCAAGTCTTCTAAAGTCTGTTCGTTACCATTAACTGGACTCTCTAACATATCTTCAAGTTTTTTTCTGTTTTCTGGTTTTGGTCTTCTTAATTTATTACTACCACATGTATCACACTCCATCTCTGTTGAATCATTCAATTCATGTGCTATTGCTTTCTTTGCATCACTTCTTGGTATTGTGTTTGACTCATTGTCAGAGTTTTGCTCAAATGGTTGTTCATCTCTATGATCACCTTTTAATGGTTGATATTGGAATTCTTTACCACAATTATCACATTTAAACTTCCATTTTTCTACAACCTCAAAACCATTCTTAAACATCTCTCTGTTTAAAGTTTCAATAGGTATTCTGAGTGCATCTATATTATCTGCTAACTCGTATATCATTATAAGAGGAAATGGAAAAATTGGTAGTTTAGCACCTGTATCGGTACTCATATATGGTGTTGCTATTGAAGGTCTTGTAGTAGTCTCAGTATAGGATTTATTAGTGAATTTACTAGCAAATGAGTTTAAAGTATCTCTAATACCCATATATTAATTCATCGTGGGTAGTTTATAAACTTTGTCTAGTAATTGTAACGTTTTTGTTTAGTTCTTGTTACCATGTTCTGGGCAATCTAGTAATCTAGAATCTACACATATACAACCAGTTTTTTCTGCAATTTCATATTCTGCTTCATTATGGTCGTGTGGTTTATTTCCACCTTCATGAGCATGTGTTACACCAGTTTCTTCATGTGTGTGCACTTTATCTTTTGCCATAAGTAGTAAAATATATCTATTAATATAAAGTTTCTTATAACGTAGTAGTGTGAGCATGCACATACGTTACCCTCCCAACGTATAGACTGGTGTTGCGAGCCAGCTACATAATGTTTATTAATTAACCCTATTTAAACAAACTATGGTCGAACTAGAGCCAGATGATTATAACCATATACTTACTTGGTTTGAAGGTATGTTTGGACGTAAAGGTTTAGACGAATTACCTCTGGAGCATAAACGTACATTCTGGAAACTTACATTTCTAGCCGAGGACAAAATGAAAGAAGTCCGACTTGAACATCCAGAAAAAGAGTAAGGCTCTATGAGCCCGAAGGGCGAATTTTTTAAATTGAGTTGGTTTAGCCAGTAAGGCTTATATATCAGTGGGTTCTATCCTATGTATGGATAAGCAACATAGTAAAGAGTTAACGCAAAAGCAAGAAGACATCGAAAAGAAACTGAGCCTAACCATGAGAGATCTAACCAAAGTGATGAATGAACTATTCATTATAAAGAATGATCTGGGACGGTTATAATGAACATCTGGTTACTTGCAGCAGGTATATTCTGTATTGCAACAGGGTTCTTACTGCCAGTGGGAATAGCATTATGTCTTATAGCAGTTTACGCTGATTTGACACCAAAAGTGTTCAAAAAGAAAGACGAAAACACTTATAAACTCGATGAGTACAGTTCTAATGTAATTGACCGTAGCGTATGATGATATAACTCATTGCATTTATTGTGATAGGAAAGACTTTGAAAATTTTGAGCAAGTCTTGAAACACGTAAAGGAAGAGCATGATGAGAAGGATAAGGATGAAGGTAAAAAGTGGGGTAATCTAGATGACTGATTGCCAACACCCTAATTTTTATTTTAAAGAGTACAAGTTCTATTGCAGAACTTGCAACATATGTGAGGATGATATAGATTGATTGGTAATAAACAACTAGAGAAAATCATTTGTGTGGCGTGTACAGAGCCATTCGGTGACCATACAAAGCGAGGTCTTATAAGGTGTATATTCAGAATACAAGGTACTATGGTATCTAATGGGATAAATAATGAGTCAATGGTTGTAGAACCAGTGAAGGAGATTGAAGACCAAGAATGATGTATTCAGATGATAAGACTTGGAAACAACATTACACTGATTGGAAACGTATTGTAGCAAAAATTGAAAACAACAGTCCCCAGAATTTATATAGGATTAAGATCTTTCAAAGACTTATAAACGAATACGAATCTTCACGTTCCTAAGGTTTTCGAATATACGTCTGAAGGTAAATCTTCTTATTAGGGATACTGTTGTATACCATAAAGATATCTGTAACATGGTTAATATATCGCTATTAGCGATCCCCTCGACGTAGTATGGTAGTATTGTGAAATTAAGCACCGTTGATATCAGTAGACCCACACCTACATCAAAGCCTGTTTCTGCTAGTGATTTTTTCTTTGAATCTAGTTTGTATCTATTTTTTCCCCTTTTTGTATATATGATTTTTTTCAAAATTGATAAATTCTCCATGAGCACCTAGAACGTAGTTCTGAGTTTCTCTACACTGTGGAATTGTTTTGGGGGTATATAAGTCTTGCTGGTTAGGTGTAATCATTTGGTTAGCCATCAACTCTTAAGTACTATGTGTGTATGGTTTAATTATGTCAACAACACATACTAACATGGATGACAAATACCAAGCAGTCATCGATGGTATCTTAGGCGACTGTGCAGATCCACCAAAAGGTCATGTTATGACCCCTTGGGTTGATGCAGCATACTTTTTGGCTTGTGCCATTAAAGAATGCATGACTCATCAACACGGTGGCGACAGAGGCTACATGGATGAGAAGATTGGTAAAGCCCTTAAAAGATTGGGCATGACTGAGGTTAAAGCATAACCTCTTCCTTTTCTTTATTGCCATGATAACGCTTATTAACCCTCAATGGGTATATTAACGTTGAGAACATTTTACATTGCTTTTTGTTGCCAGTAACGCTTTAATACTATTGTATGATGTGTTAATTATGGTAGAGCGATTTAGA